GGCTGGGGCATCGAAGCGGGCAGCGGCATCGAAGCGGGCTGGGGCATCAAAGCGGGCAACGGCATCAAAGCGGGCTGGGGCATCGAAGCGGGCAGCGGCATCGAAGCAGGCAACAGCATCAAAGCGGGCAACAGCATCAAGGCAGGCTGGGGCATCAAAGCGGGCAACAGCATCAAAGCAGGCTGGGGCATCGAAGCGGGCAGCGGCATCGAAGCGGGCTGGGGCATCGAAGCGGGCAGCGGCATCGAAGCGGGCTGGGGCATCGAAGCGGGCAGCGGCATCGAAGCAGGCAACAGCATCAAAGCGGGCAACAGCATCAAGGCGGGCGACGGATTTGGAATTTTCGCCGGTGTGTGGGTGCCCCTTGCAAATTGGAACCTGTCAGCACGTGTCATCAGCAAGGTGAAGCCTATCAATCTTGTCAGTGGTTTTTGGGTAGAGCTTTAAATCTAAATCCATGAAGCTCTACCTTGCCACCATTTTCAGCAATGGCTTCAAAATAGGCGGTTCAATTTGGAACCGCCTAACTGAAAACGAACAGTATCAACGTGCCAGTGCAACTTACCTGCTCGAGTCGTACCACTATATCCACAGGCAACTGTTTGTTGATTCTATCCGCAATGAAGGCCGGAAAATCTTTCTCGACTCCGGGGCATTTTCTGCCTTCACCAAAGGTGTCGAAATCGACATGCGGGGATACTGTGATTATATTCTTCGTAATGAAGATATAATCGAAAAGGTAGACGGAACCATTCTGGCCTCTGTGTTGGACGGCATTGGTGATCCCTTAAAAACCTATCAGAATCAGTTGGCAATGGAGTCAATGGGTGTTCGCCCCTTGCCCTGTTTTCACTACGGGGAGGATGAACGGTATCTGGAATTCTACATTGCTAACTATGACTACATAACCCTCGGCGGTATGGTTCCAATTTCAACACCTCAACTCTACTTGTGGCTTGATCGTATTTGGGGGAAATACTTGACGGATGGTTCCGGTCGTCCTAAAATCAAGGTTCACGGTTTCGGCTTGACAACGCCAGCTTTAATGACTCGTTATCCTTGGTATTCTGTGGATTCATCATCTTGGGTGCAGATTGCCCGGGTTGGTGGTATGTTGTTACTTCCGGAAGCTCGAGTGATTAATGTTTCCAATCAAAGCCCAAGCCGTCGAGTTGAAGGACAACACTTGACCACTTTGACGGAACCATTGAAAGAGGCTGTACTGGCAAAGCTGACAGCTTGTGGTGTTGATACAGAACGAATGCAGGAAACCTACGTCTCCCGCTGGTGCTATTGTATTTGGGCGTTTGACCAGTTGGGCAAGCAAATCACCAAAGATAAGAATGGTGATCCACGTTATCTTATAGATCAAGAGGTATTATTTTAATGTTAGACACATTAAGATTTGTCCAAGGCTCTGTCGCCAAAAAGGATCTAATCCCCGAACTTCAACACTTCCACATCCAAGGTGGAACAATCCGTGGATACAATGGGATGCTTGGCCTCTGTTGCCCAATCGATCTCAACCTCGATGTCACCCCAAACGCTATTCCATTCATCAAGGCCATTCAAACATGCAAGGAAACTATTCAACTTCATGTGACACCTGCCGGCAAGCTCGCTGTCAAGTCAGGGAAGTTTAAAGCCTTCATTGATTGCATTGTGGACAAATTCCCGGAAGTTACACCAGAAGGGAAAGAGATTATTCTTGATGGAAGCCTATTAAAAGTCTTGAAAAAACTGGCTCCTTTGATAGCAGAAGATGCTTCCCGACCATGGGCAAGAGGAATTCTACTTCGCGGGCAATCTGCTTTTGCAACTAATAATGTCATACTGGCAGAACATTGGCTTGGTTACATTTTTCCAGTCACACTCAACATTCCTCGAGCCGCTGTACTTGAGCTGCTTAGGATTGGAGAAGAACCGATTAAATTGCAGATGTCCGAAACCAGTGCCACATTTCATTTCACTGGGGATCGCTGGCTGCGCACCCAAACCTATTCAACAGATTGGCCGGAGTTGACCAGAATATTAGATCAGAACAGCAATCCCGTACCTATCCCCGAAGGTCTATGGGATGCTGCTCTCGAACTGAAACCGTTTGTGGGAGAATCCGGGCGGCTATTTCTTCGCCCGGGCAACATTGCCACAGGGCAAATCGAGGGTGAAGGAGCCTCCTTCGAGCTTCCTGAATTGCAGACGACTGGCTGTTTTAACTTTGAACAGCTCCAATTGTTAAAACCTGTTGCCAAGACAATAGATTTTTCAACTTACCCTGCACCTTGCCTTTTTCATGGCGATGGGATCAGAGGGGCAATTATCGGGATGAGGGATTAGCTTTGGCTAGAGCGGACATGGTTGGATTTTTTTGGAACGACACGCCGCCTCCAAAGCCTCCAAAAAAAGAAAAACCGAAAGCCATTCCACCACTTCGTTTCTGGGAATCCCCAGATTATCTACCGGGTCTTGAAGATGCCCGTAATTTCGTCCCCAATCTTTTTACAGATCAAGAATTATTGCAGGCTTCTCAAGCCGGTGAAAAACTACTCTTTGATATTGAAGTTTATCCGAACTATTGCTTATTTGCATTCAAGTCAACAGTATCGGGAAAGGTGATCTATTTTGAAGCAGATGACTTTGGCCCCAGATGGGATCTTTTTAATATCCCGAAGCTCAATTGGGTTCTACATAATTTCTGCCTTGTCAATTTCAACGGCCTGAGATACGATTTCCCAGTGACCGCGGTGGCAGTCGGTGGGCATGCTTCCGCCGCCATGTGGGAAGCAACTTGTATGCTCATTGTGGAAAAGCAACAGGGCAAAGATGTCTACAAGCGGTTCAAAGTCAAGAGACTGTTAAACATCAATCAAATTGACTTAATTGAACTGACGGCATTGGGGCCGGGATTAAAAGTCTGTGCCGGGCGTCTCCATGCTCCTCGGCTCCAAGATTTACCTTTTAAGCCGGGGACTGTCCTCACAGAAAATCAAATCTTAATTCTGCGTCGTTATTGTATCAATGATCTGGACAATACTGGCATTCTTTATAATGCCACAATCAAGCAAATTGAATTACGTGAAAAGATGGGGATTCGCTACGGCCTAGACCTCCGTTCTCTTTCAGATGCCCAGATGGCCGAGGCCATCATTAATAGTGAAATCAAACGTACTACGGGGCAGAAGTATCTCAAGAAAACCGTCATTCCTGCCGGCACAAGATATAAGTACAAGACACCAGCATTCATTAAATTTCAAACCCCATTAATGAATCATATTCTCGGCATTGTTCAAAATGCCGACTTTGAAGTCGGCTATGGGGATGGATCAATCATTATGCCCGAAGAATTAAAAGGGTTGATGATTGAAATGGGGAAAGCTAAATATAAAATTGGCATCGGCGGCCTGCACAGTCAGGAAAAATGTATCGCCCATACAGCGGATGAAAATTATTTCATTGCCGATACAGATGCCACCTCCTATTATCCTAGACTAATTCTAAATGCTGGGATTGCTCCAGAAAATCTAGGCCGGGACTTCCTGTTGGTTTATGATGGGATTGTAGTTGAACGGATCAGTGCGAAACAAGCCGGCAATATTGTAGTAGCGGAATGTCTCAAAATTGTGGCAAACGGAACTTTCGGCAAACTTGGTAGCATGTGGAGTATTGTTTACGCTCCTAATCTTATGTTGCAAGTGACTATCACCGGGCAACTATCCATTCTTATGTTGGCGGAATCTTTTGAGCTTAGGGATATTGAAGTCATCTCCGTAAATACTGACGGCATTGTGGTTCGTTGTCATCGAAGTAAAGAAGCAGAATTTAAAGCTATCGTCCAACAATGGGAAAAACAAACTGGCTTTGGAACGGAAGAAATCAGATACAAGGCAACATACAGCCGGGACATCAATAATTACTTGGCAGTCTACGAAGAACCGCAAAAAGGACAAATTTTCAAAACAAAGGGCGCTTACGGTAAGACTTCACCCAAGAAGAATGCGGTGAATGAAATATGTGTCGAAGCTGTTAAGGAATTTATTGCCACAGGTAAACCACTCCGGGCAACAATTGAAGAATGCCGGGACATCACCAAGTTTACCAGTATGCGCCACGTTAGCGGCGGAGCTGTGAAAGGTGATCCTGTGGAAGTGGGGAAACCTGTTTCGAGCGGTATATACCTTGGAAAATTAATTCGATGGTATTATTCAAAAGGGGAACAGGGTGAAATCATCTATGCCAAGACCGGGAACAAAGTGGCATTGACCGAAGGTGCAAAACCTTTGATGGATTTGCCGGAGAGCTTTCCCGAGGACGTTGACCATGATTGGTATGTAGATTCCGCTGCTAAAATTCTAATTCAAATTGGTCACACTAAGGTCGAAAATAATTCAGAAATAATCGAAAACACTGGTGACTCTTTAGATTAACTCGACTATAATTTAATCATTGGATGGTTAATTAAAGAAGAGAGCAAAAGAATTGGGGAACTTGCTTTCTCTCTTCAAAAAGTACAGCGGGAAATGATGCAGCTTGGATTGCTGGTTCGTGAACGCACAAACATTGCTGTTGATGTGAACTTCAAATCCGCCAATCATGTAATTGTGATTGGTAGATACAGGAACAGTGATTATGTGCAGACCTATTCGATCCCAGAAAAGGATCTGTTCAATATTATCGCGGAACTCAAAGAGATGGAAAAATACGGCAATGCCAAAAGGATCGATGCGCCACCGATCTTTAAGGCAGTCTTCGAAAGGGATGTAAAACATGGGTACTGACAAGATCAAATTCGGCGAAAAGAACTGCGACATTGAAGGCAGGATTGTGACGGAAACTGCTGCCGCCATCATGCTAGAGCACAATGGGGCAGACTGCTGGTTTCCGCTTTCGGCCGTGAACAAGATTCAGAGGCATGCTGTTGGCAGCGGAATACCTGATATATTGAATGTGGACATTTGGGTTTTGAGGAAGAGAGGGCTGTTATGAACTTAAGCAAACACATGTTGATGGCATACATTTCCCATTTGCCCAAATTCAGGATGACAGCTTCTGAATTTTTATTTTGTGTGAAATTTCCGAGGGCTTTGCAGACGGTGAAGTATGCACTTGACGGGAAGAAAGGCAAATACCATTACAATGCCTAATTCACCATCCGCCCCACATGCCCGCCCCAACGAACGCTGCCGGCTTCAGCGCCCCAGAAAAGGACTGGTCTAGTGAGCCTATAACCCCAAAGTGAACGGCTTTGACTTGGAGAAGTCCCTGCCGGACCTCCAGTCGTCCGGTTTTCTCACCGTTCTTCAAACCAACATAAATTCCAGCATCGCCGTGAAGATTTAAAGCTAACCATGGCAGAGGCTCTTCGTGGACGTAGCTTTGGGACTCGCCGGTTGTGGTGTTCAGCACAGTTGTGACCGTTTGTTGGTGTTCGTCTGCTGGAACAATGGCGGCTTGAATGATGTGGACGTCTGAATTTGCCAACACGTCACCCGGCAGCTTCAGCTTCACTTTTGAGGCATCACTGTAGGTCCTGACCGTCTTTGTCTTCAGCAGCGTGTCAATCTTCGGGGTGAGTTTCAGCACCGGGGAAACTGTGGCAGCCACGGCATCTTTTGAAGGCGCTGAAGTGACCGGCTTGTGCATGAACTTCCATACTAAATAAGCAAGAAGAAGAAGCACGCAAACGATAGCCAAGTCCTTCAGGACTGTGAGTGCCTTCGGTGCAGCAGAAATAACATCAGAGAGTTTCATTTAGACACCTTTCCCAGTGTTGCTTCCCGATGTATAGACACTGAACATGTAGCCCAACAAAGAGTTGACAGGAACCATCACCGCACCAATGACCATCGCAATGTCAGTGCCGGGCCGAGTAGAGGCAAAAGCATATTCCATTGACCACTTGATTGCCCACATGGTCATCAGAAAAGTACCGATCGTCATGATGCGCCGGATCACCATCCGGTTGTCGACCCAATCCCAAAAATCAATCAGCAGCTTCTCCATTGTTTGGCTCCTTCTCGAAAGTGATCGTCACATCTTCCCCGGCGTCAATTGCAGCATCAATCATACCATAGAGCTTTGCCAGAATTGGTTGGCAGTTGCTTATCCTGTCTGGGCGGTTTGGATCTGCCACGGTGCCAACAAGCAGGCAACCCTCGGTGTCTGCTGTGGTATTGCCCCCATGAATCCGTATTCCCTCAAAACCGGGGACACACATCACTTGTGGCATATCCCGTTTGAAGCGGTTGCTGTAGGTTATTTCCACAGCATAAGTTCCAAATGGGATCGCGGTATCACCAGCAATCTTCCAAGACTCAACAGACTGGCCTTCAACTTCTCGAACTGGGTCTTCGAGGCCGAAACAGAATGGTGCACCGTTGACTTGAATTTTGTCAGCGGTGCAAGTGGGGAAATCAGAACGCCTAACTAGGATCTTCAAAATATATGCACTCCGTATTTACCAAATAATAAAGCCAATGTTATCCCAACAGCCAATTTTGCAACATCGTAAAGAGCATGAGTTGCCATGTTGATATGGGCCTTTTCATGATTTTCAAATTTTTCCCAGAGTTTGTCCAATCCCATTTTAGTGTTCATGGTATTCAGCTCAACCAAGGAAAGACGCTCATTGCTTTTGGCTAACTCTTCAAAACTGTCCGTCAATCTTCGTTGATCCTTTGCCATTTCGACAATTATTTTTTGGACGCCATTAAAACGCTCATCCAATCTGGCAACTGTAATTTCCATCGGTTCCGCCATGGCATCATCCTCTTTGTTGAAATTAGTTTCCAATTGCAAACCACAGGAATTGAGCATTCGAGCCGCGTTGATGTGTTGTAGTGAACCCGGTTGTGGTGAGATTGGTTACGTTACAGGGTGTCGAAGTTCCAAGACTGGCAGCGTCAGAGAAGGTTGCCACAACATTCCAAGAAGCATTCGGATAGGCAATCGGGTAAGTGGTCACAGCGCCGGTTGCGCCGGTTGCAATTGCTGCCGTCAAACCCCACTGCATGATTAGACCAGAAGGCAATTTCTGATATCCGGGTGCAGCCATTGAGGCAGCATAGACACCAGATGAAGCGAGTTTGGCTGACCCCCCAGTCGCAATCCAGCCATTGACTCCATTGCTTTCCACTGTTAAGGTGTCTCCGTTGCCGAGAGCTAAGGCTGTCACTGTGGTGTTGTTTATTGTGATGGTGTCAGAGCCAACTTTTTGAACAGTTCCAACTCCAGCGCCAATGTTCAAAAATTCAACCTGCCGCCCCAAAGCAACAGCACTAGCTGCGGGAAGCGTTTGCACAGTAGCCGATGCTGAATTGATAAGACACGTCCCACCGGCAATGGAAGTCGGCAGAGAGCCTGTGCTAGTGAACGATTGGATCCCTGAGGACGCAAGACCCTGTGAAATAACGGACGCTGCTACAGCAGTTTTCAAGTTAGCCAATAGCGTTGCCGTAGTGCCGTCATCCACTGCGTTGTTTCCTGTTTCGTCCACAATGAACTGAGCTAATACAGCCGCCATAATTGACGCCTGCCGCCAAACTTTATTCAAGTGGGTAGACTGAGCAGTGCCAGATGTGAAGCCGTTTGCAAGTTCGGAAGTCAAAGCAGCATAAGCAACTTGTGTTAAGACATTGGCACTTCCGCCGCCAGCGAACGATAAGAAGTCATTGGTTCCGGGCATAATAGTTCCTTAGTTTGTGATTATGGTTGCCCATGCGCCGGAATCAAATCCTGCGAACAGGGTGCTGTTCAAATCAAATGCGAAAATCGGGCCGGGTGCCGACTGGTAAATATAGGAAGCAATGTGCACCCCTGCTGGTTTGATGTTGAATTTCCCAGACAATAGAAGTGCTGTTGCAAGAGCTGTTGGAGGCCCGGATCCAATTAAACCAAGACGCATGCTTAAGTCGCTTGGATCTTCAATAAAAAACGTATAACCAATTGCAGAGAAAATGTTGTTGACGAGGATGTTGGCATTTTCCTTCGACCCGTTCCAGTGATTGTTTAAAATCCTAACCTTGATTAAGATCCGATAATATTCATCTGGCAATGAAACAAGCCCTGTGGAGGGGTCGAATGGCCCCTGCCAGATGCCTTGGTCGAGGCCAGCGCCAACGGTGTCGAGGCTGAAATAAACCCCAGTAAGCGGCTCGTTCAAATCTCTAGAAACGCCAACCCATTGCCCGACAACGTCAAGCTGTTCCCCGACTGCTGTGTCTACATCATAAAGAGCGGAAATTGTGGAATACAAAGCAATAAGATCCACATTCGGTTGGCAAGTTGCTGCTACCAAAGCGTTGAAGTTTGGTTTGTCAATGTGCTCGCTGGTGATTAGATCAGTATACCTATTTTGAAAGCCAGCAGAGGTTATGGTGTAACCTTCTGCAAGATAACCATCAGCAACGTATTTTTGCGTCATTGATTATTCACTTAACAGAATTCCGAACAGCGCCAATAGGACGGAAGGTTCAATTTCGGCATCCCCAAGATCGTCTACGGAGATCATGGAAAATTTTGGTTCCACAACTTCCTCTTGCAATTCTTTGATTGCAGCCTGAAAGGAGGCATGAAGTTCTGGTGTTGCAAACTCGTATATTTTTCCATCTTTGGAGATGGTGCCAAATTCTTGTGCCGTTTTCAGACGAACTGCTTCGTGGGCTTCAAGGTCTGGTTGGATGATTTTCAACGCTTTTGCTAACCTAAAAGAAGTTTTGGCGGGGAGTTTCACGTTCGCCAAAACTTGCATTGCCGGTTGTGCGTTGAGCAAGTCCTCGATAAGCATTTTATTTCTCCTGAAGTTTAGTTGTGAATTGAAATTCTATTAATTGGAAGATAAGACAATGTAATATTGCCCGCCGTCAATCTTGACTGGTATTTTAGCGCCAACTATTGTCGGTGTTGCTGAACCGCCGTAAAATGGCCCTGTACCACTAGACAAAGAGATGAGTTGGCCAATTGCCCCGGATGCTGTGACGTCGATTATTGTGGGCGATGTGGCACCGTTTCCGACAGCCAAATTAGCAATTGAGGCGTCTATTAAGAAGCGCAAACCTGTGCCCAACTGGGCGGCACCTCTGTTACCAGCATTGGGCGAAAAGTCAATGCCAACATCAATTGTTGGCTTAACTCCACCCAATGCGTTCCCAAAGTTGAAGCCTATCCCGAATCGATTGTTTGCTCCTGCCCCATTCGCCCAAACGTCCACCTCTATACCATAGATGGCACCAACATTGCTGTTGGTGTAATCCTTCACCTCAAAGGTTGCACCCCATGTTGGCCCGGAATAATATTTGTTAGCTTGGCCATATACTGCGACATTTTCACCAGCACCAGCGTAATTATCTAGAACGGACAACGTTCCCCATTCCAAAGCTGTTTCAGAATAGCCTGTTTTGGTGTAAATCTTAAGAGCTGAATTCACGAAAGCGGAAGAGCCGCCACTCAAACCTGTGGTGTCCCTTGTGATAAATACCGATCCAACTGCATCTGAAACGGTTGGGGATGCACCGTTAAATGTGGCCAATCCATTGGCAGCAGTTATTTTTCCAAAAAAACTGATGTCGCCGGTTCCGACCGCCATTGCCATTGCTTGCGCACCGGCAGCGTTGATCAAAAGAAAGTCGAAGGATGATCCAGGTCGTGCTTTCAGAGTCAGCCCCGATGTTGCCAAATTAGTAATGCCACCAGGGAATATAGTCGTCCCAGTCATCGCTCCACCGGGGAAAATATAGTCTGTTCCGGCAACAGCGTTTGCCAAAGCTCCACCGGAATTTGCCTTAAGCATTGCAGAACCAGAAGGCGGGACGAGATAATCTGTTCCGGCAACAGCAGCAGAAATGGCCGTCCCATTGCCCTTCAGCATTGCGTTTACGGATGTTCCAATGGTGATAGTGGGCGTTGTAGAAGGATTAGCAACGGAGCCTGTGAAGCCATTTGCCGAGGCTACAGACAAGGTGGTAACGGTTCCCCCACCGGCAGACGAAGATAACACCCCCGCCGACAAGGTCAGACCGGAGCCGATAGATATCTCTTCAGCATGGCCGTTAGCGGCTGTTGTTCTTCCCAAAAGCCTTGCGGTATTAATAGTTAGACCGTTGGCAGAGGCGTAAGCACTCGGTGCAACATAGTCGGTCGTCGCTGAAGCATTTGCCAAAGCTCCACCGGAATTTGCCTTAAGCATTGCAGAACCAGAAGGCGGGGCAAGGTAATCGGTTCCGGGAGTAGCTGCCAAGATACCTGTTCCGTTCCCCTTCACCATTCCGGTCACGGTCGTATTTATGGTGAAGGCCGGAGTGCTGGTTGGATTGGCAACGGAACCTGTGAAGCCGTTGGCATTGGCAATAGAGGTAGAGGATACAGTCCCGGTTCCGGCACCAATGGCTGCGCGCAAATCCTGGCCAGAAATCCTCGAAACAGCAAAATTGTTGGTGCTGTCAAGAATGAAAAATTCATCATTGTTGGCAAGCACTGTCTTGGCATTTGACAAATGCACCTGCACAGCAATATTAAAAGCGGCGTTATTGACAGCTGAAACGATGGCGGATTCGTTGTTATTGCAGGCGATGGCCAATTGAGAGAAATTATTGTCTTCCTCTTGCCAAGTTAGCTCGCTGCCTTTTACTAATCTTAAAATTGGAGTCACTGACATATTAAGTCACCGTAAGAGCAACATTGTTAGTTTGGCAAGATGCTGCTTCGTTAAAGGTGATGGTCAAATTGCTTGTTCCGCTTGGCGAAGCAGTTAAGCCAAGATCGAAAGTCGTGATATAGAAGGTTTGTCCGATCCCAAGATCAATCAAAGAAGCGATGGCCGAACATTGTGTCACATAAACATCTTCACCGATTGCCAAGGAATTTATGAATGCAACCAAAGCGGCAATGATTGTGTTTCCGGTTGTTGAAACGTAACCGGGCAAAGCCTTGATTGTTATTGCAAAGAATATAGGGATCAAGGACAATTGGAAATAATTGATTGCCACAGGTAGACCAAGAGAGTCATAAACTGTAACAGAGGTCGTTCCGTAGGTCTGAATGCCGGGCGGTTTTCTGCCGGCAATAGTTGCTGCAATGTCTGTGCTAACCCCGCCTAGTGTCACCACGGATAGGCTGTGAGCAGGAACACCGTCACCGTTGGTTGATCCTGTGTCATTTTCATAAACTGTAAATCTTGAAACGCCAGAAACATTTCCAACGGCTGCAAAGATTGCTTCCTTGATTCCGAGAGCAGGAAGTGCAGTTGACATCCCTTGGCGCTGGCGAAGCGTTGCATCAGATTCTACAGGTGCGCCGGGCGCGGCGTTGATTGTGCTGGTAAAAGTTTGCCAGCCATATTGAGGGCTGGCAATTTTATTGATTGAACCAGAGGGCGCAACAATGTTTCCAGACTCTTGTGCTGTGACAGTAACAGATATTGAACCGCCAATTGGAATCGTCACTGTTGCAGGCAGGCTCCAAAGATTGCCATTGACATCTTCTACAACACCATTTGTAATTATGGTTCCGGCAACTCCAACAGCATCACCTTGTGAAGTTGACTTGGAAGACAGTTGCCGCAATAGTCCGTTAATCTTCACCAAAGATGAAAGGCCAACACCCTGCGAATATGAAGGAGCAAAGGACTGAAACACTGCTATTGCAGCTTGATTGCTTTCATGCTGGGCTTGCGCCAATATGGCAATCCATTGGCCGTCTTGGGAGTCTGCTGAAATATAAATCTGTGAACCAAAAATGATTTGGTAAGAAGCAACCAGACTTTGAAGAATATCATTGTATGACGGAGCGGAAATTCCGTTTGGAGTAATTGTTGGAGCCAGTGTTGAAAGCGGATAAGTCGGCATTCTGGCCTCTTACAAAATTTGTTGAACCTCTGCTTGACCATAGATTGTGTCAATGGTACAGTTAATGCTGGCAGCTCTTGTATCTGGATTTACACCACTTGAATAAGAAACAATACGTTTCACTCCAACCGTGTTCACAATAACGTCCTGAATTGCCCTGTCATACTTAGAAACCATCCCGGCTCCTAATATTTGGGAATTGTAAGGTGTTCCGTTTTTGATGTCAAGGAACCATTCCCCTTGAATAAGGCCCAAACGTGTTTTTACCGCCTGTGCTACAGCTTCAGGTTGATCCTTATGGAAATTTCCTGATCCTTGGCCAACTGTATAATCGCCATTGGCATCTAATTTTCGGTATATCATGATTTCCTATTCCGCTTGGACAATTGAGGTCGTAGTGGAAGAAGCAGGAGTTGAAGTTGGCGCTCCTGTGCTTCCTCCACCTGTTATCACTCCGCTATGAACATGACTGTTGAAAAATGTTATGAAGGTTTCATTGACCAGCTTCTTCAATGAGGTTCCGGCGTTCTTCAGGGAAATCGCCGGGGAAGTTATGGTTGCAGAGGCTGAAGCATTGACAGCAGCAGTGGTTGCGTTGATTGTTGTGGTTGCAGCGTTGACAATGGCCGTTGTAGAGTTGACAGTGGTCGAAGGAGCATCTATCGTCACGCTGGCACTTGCTGTGACATGGGCAGTCGCACATTCGGCGGTTATTGCGCCGGGTGTTGAAGCATTGATCAGATGGGAAGTTGGATTGATTTCAATGAACGCTTGTCCATCGTCGCTACGCAATTGAACAGTTGTCGTACTCACACCAGAGAGCCAATGCGGTCTTGAACGCACTCCAGCAAAGACAAATCCGTCTGAAAGATCATGCATCCTCAACATTGCTTGGCCGTCAACCTTCCCTGAATTCCACCAAGAGTCTATGCAGCGAGAAGCGAAAACAATCAAGCACTCATCATCGGCTTTGATTGGGAAGGTAAGGGTGCAGTTCCCGCCAGACGGAAAGAACACCGGACAGTCCGACAAGAGTGGAAGTGACATCCACGAAACAGAACCATCAACAGGGGAAGTGAATTTTGCCTGAATTGTTGGTTGAGCTTCACAAGTCATCGAAACAGGGTCGAAAGACTGTATGATTGCGGGCATGGCTGTCCACATGCTTGACTGCCAACCTTCTAGCGCCACCAACAAGGCGTCCTGTTGACTTTCAATCCGTTCACGCCGATCCATTATTGTTTCGCTTTCACTGTCACTGGGGAAGTGGAAGGTGCCATAGCAAGACACGTGATCCTGCTGTACCACGCATGTCCACGAGTGTCGCCTTCATGTTCAACAACAAAGGCTTCATAAACTCCGTCCACCAAATTCAAAGGTGCCAGCGGTTGCACTCCTGCCCACGAGCTATAAGGCTGTTGATATACAGCATTTGGATCAGCCTGCATCAATTGTATAATCTCATCATTGTTGAGCTTCACAAGGCCACCAATTCGGATCCGACTGTTTAAAAGGCAGTTCAGTTTTATCCCTTCATCCGTCTGTTCCGGCATTCCAATCAAACCTGTTCCTATGTTTATCTCAACAGTTTCACCGGGCAGATATCCTTTTTTGTCCATCAGCATGACGATGCCATTTTGGAGTGACCAAGAAGCATCTAGCGTCGATGCAATGTTCCTGACCATTGCCCGCGCCATACCGAAGCGAACAGAACCTCGAATGTTTGGAACATGCTGTTTGTCAACCAACAAGGCAGAAGTGTCAACTTTTGAATCCGTGTCCTTTGCCATCTTGGCAAGCTCTTGGGCTTGTGTTTGTCCTTTTTCTGTGGACATATTAACAATGCATTGATTGTAAAACAGATCCCCGTCTGAAGCAAGGATGTCCAAATAAGTGTCGGTAGAATTCTCTCGACCGATCCTGATTTGTTTTGTTGTTCCTTTGAATATTGCACCAAAGTTGCCATTCTGGTAACCGGCATTTAATGTGACCTTAGAAAATTCTCCACTTCGCAACTGGGCAACTGTTGCTTTGCTGAGATTGTAAACTCGGATCACTGCTGTGTTTGGGCTTTCCACATTTGCATTCTGGATGGTGAACTTGATGTGCATTTCAGAAAGATCGAGAAGTTCTTGGTCAGGCCCAGACTCAATGAACAATTCTATTTTGCGAATCCATTGATCGTTTGTGGTTGTCATAGTGTCACAAAATACAGATGCCCGGTTATTCCGAGATCGTTATAAGTTGGCGGAACATCTGGTACATTGTCCGTTTGGGCAATAAGTTTCCCGCCAAAGTTTAGGTAAGGGTAAGGGGATAGCAAATCAACGCCTGTAACAAGCGGAATGCCCTGCAGAATTGGGTTGTCCAAGATGTCGGCAATGTCCAGCACCCAAACGGCAGCAGGGGTATTCCATAACACCGTCAAACGATATGTGACACCTGCCAAATCAATAGAAAAAATCTGGTTGTCCGGAGAAAGAGGAATTTCGTTATTGCTCATTATTTTCCAATCCCGCTTACTGCCGTTTTCACAGATTGTAGTCCCTTGTCAACAATTTTCTGATTGGCAAAAGGACTTGCCAACGAAGACTTCGGAACAGATTTGACACTTGTGTTCACAATAATCACCTGTTGACAGTGCATTGTGACCAACAATGAATATTCCGTCTTGGAATCTGTTTCCACAGTAAGCGTTTTGCAGACCATGTTTTTGTATTGCCGCTTGCCCGTATCAATGTCGAAAAGTGCTCGTGTTTCTTGCAGCTCAAGAAGTTTGCCGTAAATGTAATTTACTTGGTCAACATTCGATCCGCTCATGGCTGACATTATGCCAGCGCCAATCTCGACCACATTGGCAACCTTACGCACCAATGGGCTGACGGAAGATGCCGCACCAATGGCGGCATTCACCAAGCTGCCGTTATCTGAAGGACTGTTCGACCAGCCAAGATGAAGAACCACTTCAGCCGGGCGCTTGAAAGCATGGTCTGCTATGGATGCACCTTGTTCTATGGGATGGTCTGTCACCTCCATTTGATCTATATGTCGTTCTTCCATGACAATCTGAGGAACGATATCAGGCAGGCTAGAACCGTCTGCTGAAACGATGTTGACCAGTCCTCGCTTAGGATGCTCAACAAGGGATTCTAGGCCAAGTTGGAGTGCTGCCTGCACGAATCCGGAGAAGCTGCTCATCGCATTGCAACCTTCATGTCACGAACCATGTTTCCGTTGACTCGATCTTGTGATGCCGTAACCATTTTGGCAGTCGAGGCGGCGTCAGTTCCGTTCACATTGATATTAGTGGTTTGGGCCATTTGAACTCCACCGCCTCCACCTGCGCCAAGGCGGGAATCGAAGCTAGCAACTCTGGAAGGATAGCCTGCTGTTTCAGCTGGCATCGGTTGGCCATTCACACCTTTCCCGGTCTTCAACCAAGAGTCAACATTACCCTCTCCCCAGTTGTAAGCATACATGGCGTGTTGTGCGTTGCCTTTATATTTCTTCAGCAAATACTGATACATTTTTGCAGTCCCCGTTGCGGACTGATTTAAGTCGTTTGGATCAGACACTCCATATTGTTTTGCTGTGGCATCCATGAATCCCATGTGACCCTTCGCCCCAGCAGGACTCAACATCTTTTTCCCAAAAGAGGATTCAGCGCCCCAAGTTCCTGTCAACAATCCGGGAGGAAGATTGTACCGGCTTTCTATAGCGTTCAGCTGCGCCTTTAAACCTTTGCCTGAAGGGAGGTTGGTCATCTCACCGGGCAAACGGCCACCTAGAAAAACGTGGTTAGGTGTTGTGATCTTTCCAGAGGACGATGGGCCTTTGGCACTACCGCCGTGCAACTTGTTGTAGATGTTGACACCAAGTTCACCTCCGAAAATGCTTCCCCATCCTTCCAAAATATGATCAGACCAACGAGCGGCGGTCTGAAAAGGGCCAACCATATTAGCGAGCATTAATTGCCCAACAGAAGACAAACGCATTTCCAGTTTGTCCAGAGCAGTGGTGTACGCTAAGATAACACCTTTCTGCTTTTCAGGGTCAATGCCCATCTTCTTTTGTAATTCAAGGTATTCTTTTTCCTTGGCAGTCATTTCGTCAATGTGCTCTTTCCACAAATGAAAAGTATCAGCATCCATTCCAAACATCTGGGCAATTTGTGCACCCTGAAATTCCGGCATATCTTTGAGCGCACGAACCATGTCCGTTGTCGCTTTGCCGATGTTGTTTGGGTCGACTTTGACCCCGAATGCTTTTAGATATTCAGTCAGTCCGGGATTGAGACGCAAAGCGGAAGCCATGTTCTTAACGGAACCGGCCATGGTTTCGCTGGAAATGCCAAATTGCTTGCCGGCATATTCCAGCGCCTTCATGTTCTTTACAGGAGTTTGTGCTAGTTCGGCCTCGAAATAGACCTTGCGCATGTTGTATGCGAATGCAGCAGTTGCCGCCTCAACCGCCAATACAGCACCGGCAACGGTTGTGCCGACATTGAGGACTTTCTTTCCAGCGGCAGTCAGACCATCTTCAAACTTTCGCAGGGAGACCGCGTCTGTTTGATAGCCGACAGAAACTAAATAAGATTGAAGGATTTCAGCAGAGCCACCGGACATATTATTACCTCAAGAGCTGTTGGTTGTGGGCTTCTACATCCAGTGCTTCATTCATTCTAGAAATGTCTGCCAGCCCTAAGCGTCCGTCCAACAGTGATTCATACTTGCACATGCCGCGAAGAACAGGACGCAACAACCAGTCCTCTTCACCGGACATGGTGTCTAGCTCTCTGTTGGCTTCTCCGGCGTCATAACGCTTAGGGCGTCTCTGAAAAAATCACCGAGATTCTCCTCGACAATTTCGAATGTCAATTTCAACATGTCTTCCATCTTGATATCGTCAAACATGAGGCTTCCGTCTGAACTTTGGATCTTGGCCTGACGACCGCCTTCCTGTTCCCGAGTGACCACACTAAGACACTTCTTGATGATGTATTCAACATCATCATCGGACACATTTGAAAGCATCAAGACGGTTAAAAGTGTCTTGTCTTTTTCAGCATTGGCCGGGTTGACCATACCCTGCATCAAGGGCAAAGCAGGAGCAAGTTTCCGGCTGACGTGCAACTGGGTAAAAGCATCCAGCCGGTTTAAGGCAGAATAGTTTTTTCCGCCGAGCGTTATATTCACGTCTGGCTCCCAAGCGAACGATCAATGATGCCGGCGTTGAATTGCCATTCCACAGTGCCACCTTCTTTTGCATAAGTCAGATTCGGCGCTCGCTTGAAGGCAACTTGCTGGCAGGTGATGGAATCCTGTGTCACCGAGTTGGAAATCGAAATGGTGTTCTGGCCGTGGTTGCTGCCGGAAGACGTTTGCAGAGCATACATCTGGGACAGCCGTTGATTAACGGGGGAAGTCTTCAGCAGTCGCACCGAGACTTCACCGGACTTGTCTGCGTGCAAAGAATGCATTGGAGTTCCATCTGCCCCGATGTGCATGCTGTCGATGTCACCAGTTGGATTTACACTGATGCCCTCTTCGGAGGTGGCCGCACCAGCGCCAAGATTGATGGCACCACCGGGGCCGACAATCGCTACGTTACAATCAAGAAAAGAATATGTTGACATGAATTACCTCTTAGCGGTTCACGTTGATGATTACATCGACGCTATGAATAGCGCCAGCCAGCTTTGCAGCCACTTGAATTGGAACAGACTTGCGCGCCGAACGGTCTGCTGGATTCTGCAAGGCAATCGGCGGAGCGAAAACATAGAATCCTTTCGGTAAGAAGTCACCGGAATTCAGTGCACCGAAGCCTCCCGTGTTCCAAGTTCCCGGAGCAAGCAATCCATTTGTGACACCCTGTGAGCAAACGCCCTCAATTGTGGTGACGAGCATGTGATTGCCTGCGTCGGTCTGAGGGATCTTGGTTGTCGTGGTATAGAGCAGGTTATAGATGGAAGTCTGGATGTCCAGTGCCAACCAATCCGTCCCTGTGATGGTGTCAACAAATTCTCCGGACGAAACCATGCCCGGCTCGACAATTGCCGTGTTGTTGTTGTAAGCGACGAAGACGTTGCAATTTTTGCCTTCCAGCGCCGACATCTGTGTCACATTCAAGTTCTCAGGAACGATTCCCGGTTCTTGTTTATACATCAATGTGATCACAGTGTTGTTGCCGTTGTAGTTCGTGGTCAGAATTCGTCCCAACAAAGAACAAACAGCGTAGGCATTCGAACTTGAGAATTGAACCGCTGTTCGTTTGAAGGCAAGCTGCTTCAACAAGTAAGCAACGTCAGTTGAGCTCACGGAAGAAAGGACACCGGCTTCCATTGTGGTCACACCATACAGGTGTTTGCTTGCTGATGCCTCAATGTAAGGGGCAACAGCAAGGTGATCAGAATTGGAAGCTCCGGCAATAACCAGACCATACCAGTTTTGTCCGTAGTTTTGATCGAATAAGGTTGTCGCCGCCAGCGCCGTTTCGGCAGCAAGTCCGGCTGCAACATAAGCACCGGAAGAAGTTGCTGTTGCCGCCAGCATTGTCGAAATGTCGGTTCCGGAACCGCCTGCCAAGGTTGCGCCAGTGACAGATATGTTCGTTCCAGACTTCACCGTTGTCAGGGCGTTTCCGGCTGTCCCTGTGGCAACTGCTTCAACGTACAGCGCGGAACCAACGACAAAATACTTGAACTTGACAAGCTGTGTGTCAGTGGACGATTGTAAGAAGGTCAATAAGTTTACCAGAGTACCGGGAAGATCAACCGCGCTGATCTGGACTTGAGGGCCGACTGGTGTTCCGGTGACGAAAGTGACCACAGTGCCATTCAGGGTTATAGTGTCATTGTTTGCTAGTTGCCCGGCAAAGCTGTATGCGCCAGTGGCGGTCGGCAATTCGAGGGAATTCACCGAGGAGGTGGCCCCAGTTGTTCCGGAGGTGAACTCGAACCGTTGATAGTTGGCATTCCATACAACGGTCGAACCAGCACTCAGAATTGCCAGTGCTGTTTGGATGGTTGAGGCAACGCCATTCAAGTTCGTTGCCGTGCTGAAGTTCAAGCCGGTCACAGAAAGCGGGGTTCCGTTTTCGACTACAGCAAATGAACCGGATGTCACAGCGTTCCAAGCAGCAATAGACTGCTGGGCAGCGGAAAGAGTCGCGCCGCGCAATGCGCCTGCAATGGCGTTCTTCGCCCAAAGGCCAATCTGCAATGACACAGGTTGAGGCGCTTGCTCGAACCAAAGCACAGCAGCAAGGTATTCCGGAGAGGTCGTACTGAAGTCAGCAGTGACATCTTCGATGCTGGTATATTCCCGGTAGCGTTCAACAGAGTCGATGACACTGGAGGAGCCGAGAATTAACAGCGTCGAAATATTCTGCATTTGTGCAGATTTCGGAGCCAGATTCACCGACACATTGACCAAGCGATTGATGGATAAAGCCTTCATATTATGCTCCCGTTAAACTGTGATCGGTGTCAGGTAATACTCGTTGTTCAATTCGATGTCGGCTGTGAGAATGTTCTGCACACCATATTGTCTAACTATCTGTCTTTTGAGGCTAAAAGGTAAGTCGACTCGTCTTAACCATTTCTCTTTCAACAGTTCTGGTACAACAATGGCGTCACCGCTGGAAATCAAACCCATGTTGTTCAGGGTCAAGATCTCTCTGTTCTGTGCCACCTGCATCCCTTCGGAAAACAGATCGCAGGACTCATCCGCATTTGGGCCATAAAAAGAAACCAGAATGTCAAGTTCTTCGTGCCTACGAATTTCATTATACCCTAAAGCAGCCGGTACGTGCAACTCCGCACCGTAGGTGTCTTTGATCCTTTTTTTGATGCCGAATGCCGCCCAATCCACGGTGTCTGCAGGAATGTTCGGCGGCTCCGGTTGCCAACGAGGACGGATGTTCTGTGGTAACAGGCCGGTCAAGCCGACAATCCATGCCTGAATAAAGTCAAGCAGTGCTGCGTCCTGTAAGGGAGCAAGGGAAAGGGAAGGGGCGAGGAAGCCTCCGGAGGCGCTGGTGTTGGGCATTAGATTGGCTGTTCCAACTTGTCCATTGAACTGCACTCCGCCTGATAAAATCCTTGTCCAAATTGCGGGTAAGGATCAACATGCTTGACCAGATAATTGCCACCTTTCCAGACAACGATGTCCGGCTGATAGCCTTGTGTTTCCCCGCGCAAAGAGAATTTGCAGATAACGCTTATGCTTCGAGTCATGGTCTGGTAATCTTCTGCGCGGTTCAAGTCGTTCGGACTGATGGCAGTCACGACACCAGCTTTATTTTTCAGCAACTTCTCAACTTGTGTTGACCGCCCATGCTCATCCATCACTTCTGCCCTGCGCCGGACATTGAATTTGTCAGCGAAGTCTGGGTCGAAGAGAACGGAGGTGACGTCTAGGAAGGGCACTCTACTTCTTCCTCAAAATAAAATTAATAGCGTTGCGCATCTGCCCAGTTGCCACAAGAGGCTTTGCATTGTCTGTCCCGGCGTCATTGCCTGCTTCCCTGCTTGCCAATTCCATCTTAGCGCCCTTCACAGCAGTGCGCGCCCGGATACGCCCTTTGATGGTTGCCGTAGCCAATGCCGGAGGAATGCCCTCGTTGATGGCGTTGCGGATGGAAGACTGTGCCAACAGGCCAACCTTGTTCAAGCCTTGTTCAATTGCCGCCACATCACCGTCTAAAGCCTTCTTGCCGGCAATCTTGAATTGAGTCACAATCCTCGCTTTGGCAGCTTCGATTCCGGGGTGCATGAATGGCCGGGCTGGAATGTTTGCAGCCGGGGAACCATTGTCGTGAATGTACGCCAACATTGCGTTTGTCATTGTGGACAATTCACCGGGTTCCGGTTTCCGCATTCCGTCTTCCCGAGGAACACCAACCAACACATCTTGTTTCGACAAAGAGGCAAAAGCAATTTTCAGCTTTGGCAGTTTGTCGACAAGAAGTTGGGCGGCGTTTTTCATTTAGCCGTCAATGTTCATTGTGTCTTTGGCTTTCAACAACTCACCCATTGCCTTACTGATCAAAGAGGTTGCATTGTCGACGCTTCGTTCTGCCGTTTTGTTAGCAGAATTGAACCGCTGCAGATTGTCATAGCATGTCTTCAAATCGCTTCTGGCACGATCAAGAAGGCTCGTGTCCTCTCTGGCATCTTTTGTCTTCTTGCCATTGCTGCTTCCACCGCCAACATAAACATGAATAGCCATTTTCAATCCTTAACCAAAGTTTGAGAAGCCGGGCGTAACAATTGGCCCAGACCATGCGCTGCCGCTGCCGGTTGGCGCGACACCGATACCAACTTGAATCGGGCCAGACCCCATCATTCTTGCCAGCCGGGTAAACCGGGTTCCGTAGATCGTCAAATTCCAATGCCCTGCGCCGGGTTGAACTCCCGAACCAGTGTCATAGGAAATGGAAACTTTATCCACAGATTTGGACGACACTGGGCCGGTCTGTTCTCCGGGGATGCCTCCATTCTCGGCAGTGGCTTGAGCGCGAGCTTCCAATGAGATATTGTGGGCAATGAAAAGGCCAGCACCGAAATCAATCGTGTTGCCCCATCGGCTAGGATTCAACATCAAATATGCGAGCTTGATGTAATAGTCCACCTGTGAATTCAAGTAGACTTCCGCGTCACAGAACTCCGGAAAGTCGGCGCGGAATTTTTGGGCTGTGATCATGCTTGCACCCATTTTCCGTCACGAATAAAACCATGATCACCACAAGCTCGACACAAAATAGACGGGGAAAGAGTCAGGGGGTCTATTGACAGGACATCCCAAGCTGCAATTTCACCGCTGAAACATGCATCCCATGCTCGGCCACGAAAAGGAACGAAACCGGCACAGTCTTTCCCGTCTTTTGTTTTGTGGAAAACATCAATGGCAACACGCTCTTCCCCGCCGTAATTCAGGTACACAATTTCGTGATTGTCACCAATGTCAATGCGTTGTGTCATTGTGAATTAACCCGAAAACTGGGTGCCCCAGTATTTCCGATTTTCTTCGTTGATGGTCGCAGGCGTTACCGATTCAGGCAGAACACTGACAGCCATGGGGACGTAGTCATCATTGGCTTTTTGAGTGCTATAGGCAATCGCAGCAGCCTGTTTTGGATCTTTCCCGGCAGCGATTTCTTTTCCGATATTGTGTTGGAGGGCTTCTTTGGATGAGCTTTGTTCGAGTGGCATATTGCCTCCGGTAAGAATAGTTGAAAACAGGCGACGAATGCCGCCCGGTTTCTTTTACTGAGCTGCTGGCGGTTCCGTTGGAGGTTCCGTTGGAGCTGGCGCAGCTTTTGGGTCGTAGATCGTAACCCCATTCGCTTTTGCCCACCAATGTTCTGCATGCAAGCGTTCCATTTCCTGAATGCCTGCCTTGTAGATGACTTGACGGAAGTGGTCGAGCTGAAGTTTAAATTCCTTCGGCACGGTCACTGTCACCATTTCAACGAATTCACCGGCGACCGTTTTGACTTCAGCTTCAACTTTGACAATATCCGCTTTAACTTCGTCAACGATCTTTTTACCTTTGGTCTTCACTTCAACAACTGGAGCTGTCACAACTGGTGCAGCTTCAGGGGCAGCAACAGGGGTTTCAGGGGCAGCAACAGGGGTTTCAGGGGCAGCAACACCGCCCGTTGC